GAAACATTGTCGAATGCACGTGTCCTTCAGAAACTTGTTGTCGTACATGCAATCGTCCAAGAGGAGGAAACATCCACAATTTTGTTTTCCCGCACTCACGAGCTTACGTTGACGTTCGATAGCCCTTTCGATGGCTTCTTTGTCGTAGTCACCGTAGATGAACAAGTCGGGGACGTGTTTGCTGTAGTAGTGATTGCCTTCCTCGGTCCCAGAGAGCACGATGCCTGCTGGGAGATGTTTCTTGTAGTACAAAATGTCCGCCACGAGGGTGGACTTACCCGTACCTCTTTTACCGATGAAGACGCACACCTTGTCATCGCCCATCGTTTCGGGTTTGAACTTCCGTAATTGGAGATTCATATCTACTAGGATGCACATTTTTTGTTTCTCAAAATTTTACTCACTTATATCAGAGATGTCACTGAAACTCGCAGCAACGGGTGTGGCCGACACGTGGTGCACAGGACAACCCACGTTTTCACATTTCCTGATGAATTTCAAGAGACACACAAAGTTTGCGCAAGAACGCGTGGAGACACCGTTCGATGGGGACATTGATTTCGGGCAGGAAGTGTCCTGCAGGATTCCACACAACAAAGGCGACCTCATTCGTAACATGACGCTGAAGATTACGTTGAGCGACCCTCAGCCGGATGAGAGCACGGAAGTGAACGACGTGTACTGGCCCCCGTCGGTGTGCACACATCTCATCGAGTGGGCCGACCTCGTCATAGGTGGACAGACCATCCAAAGACTTTCAGGGGAATACATCTACATGCGCCAGCAGTTGTACAACAACGACGACGACGTGAACCAAACGGTGTACTTTCTCACGGGTCATGGTGATTTCCTTCGATACACCGGAAACAACACCTATTTCCTGGACCTTCCATTTTATAACTACAGAAATCCATCGCTCGCCATTCCCGTGTGTGCCCTCACGAAACAACTCGTGGAGGTACGCCTTAAGTTACGCCCACTCTCGGAGATGGTGTTCCTCGCGAGCCCCGCCAACGCCACGGCGTCGATTAAGAATCTGTCACTGGACACGGACTTCGTGTACATCACCGAGGACGAGATTCAGTTCCTTCGCACGCGTCCGGTGGAGTACGTCATCACGCAACTCCAAATGTCCAAGTTTGTCATGAAAGACGGCGAAGACAAAAAGGCAGTCATGCTCAATTTTAAACACCCAGTGAAAACCATGTACGTGGTGTCACAAAATGGATACCCCAAGAGTTTGAACATCCCCACCGACTTCAACACAATCAAACGTTTGGAACTTCGATTCAATGATAAAGTCGTCTTCAACCAAAACACAAAGTTTTTGACGTACGAACAACCACTCAAGGGGCACGTGAACATTCCAGTGGCGTCCAAGGCGACGGCCTATCTCAACCCGGACACGAACGCACTCGAACCTTACGTCATCACATCCACCTTTGCCATGTACTCGTGGTCTCTGTACCCAGAACGACATTACCCCACGGGGCAGGTGAACATGTCACGCATCATTCATAAACTGCTCGAAGTCGAACTCACGCCACTTTACAATGGTTACGACAACGATGTCAGGGTGTACGCAGAGAACTACAACGTCATCCGATTCGAGCACGGGTTATGTGGTCTAAGGTTTTAATCTACTCCTAGTAGTAGGAATGGCTGGAAGAATTCAATTGGCCACCACAGGGCCTCAGGACCAGTTTTTCACATCTGACCCAGAGTACACACACTTTAAAGAGAATTTCAGGAAACATTCAAATTTTAGTGTAGAGTTCGTAGACGTCGCGGCGGACCAGGTCGTGGACTTTGGAAAGACGCTTCGGTTTAGACTCCCGAACAATGCGGGGGACCTCGTGCGTACCATGAGTTTAAAGTTCACCCTCCCCGCACTGAATCAAACGAACGTGGGGTACATCGAGTCCGTGGGACACGCCCTCATCGAACGCGTGGACTTTCTCGTCGGTGGACAAATGGTACAGAGGGTGACATCGGATTGGTTGCAATTATACAGCGAACATTACTTTACGCAAACCAAACAAAATGCCCTGTATCACGTCGTCGGGAAATACCCCGTGCGCACGGCGGGCACGCGGTCGAACGATAGCAGCATCTTGGGCTATCTCGGCCCGTCCACTGCGGACGTGGAGTTTTACGTGGACGTGCCCTTCTATTTTTATCGCGAACCCACGCTGGCGTTCCCTCTGTGCACGGTGTGTAACCAGCAGGAGGTTGAGGTCGAGGTGCAACTTCGTAAACTCGAGGACCTCGTCGTGGATGTCTCCGATGGAAGTCTGCCCGTGCTCACCGAGACCCACGCCATCAAGGATTTCACGCTTCAGTGTGAGATGGTATTTTTGGATGCCGTGGAAAAGATTAAATTTCAAAAGACATCAAAAGACTATCTCATCGTTCAAAATCAACAAAATAATTTTTTCATCCCCAGAGGTGAACGCGTTACAAAATTTAAATTGAACTTTACAAATCCAGTGAAAGAATTATACTTTGTCATACAATCAAAGGGGGCACGAGTCTTTGATTACGACAATTACAGACAAACCACGGAAGAAGGGAAACTCGTGTTGTACGAACACCTCGACTATCTCACGTTGACCCTGGACGGCGAAGAAGTCCTCACGAACAAGACGGGACGGGCGGTCTTCCTCAAGGCGGTGCAGGCTGGCATCCATCACGCCAAGACCCAGCTCATTCGCAGGTTTTACAGCTACAGCTTTGCCCTGGAACCAGAAAAGCACGCACCCACGGGACACGTCAACTTTAGTGTTATCAAAGACCAACTCCTCGAACTTCATCTGCACACGAACACTCTCCAGGACAGAGACGTGCGGGTCTACGCCCGTGCCTACAACGTCCTCCGCGTGCGCGAGGGAAAAGCCAGTGTTATTTTTAACGTCCAATATTAATGAAGACTGGTTTCGGAGAATCATCTGGAGAGTATGAGACGCGACAGGCGGAGGCCCTCGTGAACATCATCACCCCAGTTCTCGAGAAGAGCATGCTCCTGGCGTGCAAATACTGCAAGGCGTGTGGTCGAGACGTCGTATTGGCTCAAGATTTGGAATATTCCGCTAAATATTGTGCCATGAACACGGTGGGTCAGGATGTTGGCAGTATATTACCACCAGAGGACGACGACGACGGGAGTAGCATCGAAGAAGTGGAAGAGTCTGAGGGGGATTTCACGCGATATCAGGGCGATGACCCCCTCATGCGAGCTATCAACGACGCGTACGACCGATGGGATTCGTGGCAGCCGACAATTCCCGTAGAAATTATGTTTAAAAATGCTATAGATGGGGGACGAGCATGATTTGGAGGGTTGGGATTATAACGACTCTTTTAAAGCCATCTTAGAAGATGATTCTTCATCTTCAGATTCAGATTCTGAAGATGAAGAAACTGACATGGACGTCATCGGTGCACCCAGGGGAATCGCAGATGCGCCTACGTATAAAAAAATCGTCCTCACAGAGGAAGAACTCTTACCCGAATAATTTTTTTCTGCATGTAAAGTATAAAAAATACCAGGATGTCCGCTATGATGAATACGAACACCGCTGTTGCCCCGAATGTTAACGTTGCCCCCGCTGCTCCGGTTCAAGTCGCCGCCATCGCCCGTGTCGGTGACACCCTCGAGAACGTCGCGAAGCAATTGGAATCCCAATCGCTCACGGCCTTGACCCAAGGTTTCTTCTTCGCGGCGGCCCTCTCGTGGATGGATGTCGCCCGCTCGGTCATCGGTCAATTCGTCAAGGGTAACAAGAACGGCCCGGTTCCGCTCACGCTCACCGCCTTGGCCACGACTTTGTTGAGCATCGTCGTGTTCATCATCATCTCCACCGTCAGCCCGAAGGTTTCGCGACCGGCGCAACCGACGTACGCGGTCGTGGGCGGCCGATAAACATCATCATGAGTAACCCTACTAGAATAATCAGTCCAATTGGGACGAAGTCTTGCCACCTATTCAGATTCTTCTTTTCACGAATGTGCACAGGTGGGGGCAAGGTCATCGCTTCGACGTCTTCCTCTTTGACTCTCGCCAAGTGTTCGAGGCGGTCGGTGGAACACGTGATTTTAAATTTCAAAGAATGTTCTTGATTTCTAAAATTGTAAGGAATCAATCGTCCGTGGGACATGTAAAAAAATTCAATCTTCAGGGCATCCATGACTTTTTGTGTTCCCGAATGGAATTCGTGCACGATGGGGTCGTCCGCGCCACTGAAATCGACGTAGTCATTTCCTCTGAGATGAATCTTCCCCGTGTAAAAGGGCGTGCCCGTGTACACATCTTTCGTGAAATCATCCGAACCCGTGGTGAGACGTATATAAAGTGCATTCGGTCCCGTGAGGTCGATGGCCCCAGAGGTGATGGCATTTGAATGCACGTCGCGCGACCCGAATCCAAACACCTGATGCGGTGTCGTGGTCGTGGCGTTACTTTCGTATCCATGGGTTCCCGTACCGAATTCGAGCGTAAAGGAGCTCGCACCATCGACGTTTGAAAACAACATCGTATCCGTGGTGCTCGTGTACACCACGCTATCGACGTTCGAGACTGGTGGTGAAAGCGCGCTCTGTAAATCCGTGGCCAACGTGGTCCCACTCGTGTAATTTTTAACATCAAGCGTCACGTCGGTGCCATCCACGCTGAAGGTTCTGTTGCTGACATCTATGGTACGCTGGGGCGTCGGAATTCTTCCTGAGACGAGTTCAATCTTTTCCACGTCGTACACGGGATTCTCCAGAGTCACGACGTAGTTGTTCGCGTACGCGTAGAGCACGGGGTCTCGTTGACTACTATCAACATCTAAGGTGTAGACCTTCATTAAAATTAATGCACATAATTTTAATGAGTGTTTTGTTTCACGAAAATAGAGTCTAGCAGAAACTTTGAGCGAATGGGTTGTTTTGGAGCTGCTTCTTGGTGGTGTTCAAGCTCTCCGGCGTGGCGTACGGGTTCATTTGTCCCTTGTACGGGTTCAATTGGTGAAACTCCGCATCCTTGTATTGTTGCATGTACGCACCATTGGCTGGGTTCATGCGTCCATCCACGCGCGTGCGGTCCATGCGCACACTCGTCAACTTCCCACCCTGCTTCTGCGCGCTCTCTCTGACGTTCATGCGTCCAGGGTTGCCCACTCGGTTGGCCTGACCGCGTTTGTCTTCCGGTCTGAACCCATACTTCATGAGCGTGTCGTTGTCTCTGTTCTGCGACACCTCCAACGCCGCCGTGTTCAAGTACCCACCATGGAAACTATGAATGCTCGGTTGTGGGTTATCCATGTGATAGAACAAACTGTCGTTCAGGTCAGTCTTGTTTCTGGTCGGTTCCTGAGCGATAGTCATCGCGGAGGTCATTCGTTTCGCCGGGGCGTTCGAGAGACCATCCGTGCGCAGGCCCGTTTCGGCGCGATTGGTCGTGCGCTTGGTGCGTTCGTGCTCCTGTCTCGGAGTGATGGCGCTCATGCCTTGCGCGCGACCTCGACCCACGGGGTGGTTCTGGAAAAGGTCCGCGGTGCGTTCGGGGCGGTTCTTGGACACGTCACCCACGAGACCACGACGACCACCGGTGGTGTCCGTACCGTGATTCGCTCGGCCTGGCAATTGCGTGAGCTTGTACTCACCCACGTTCGTTGGCATCACTCGATAGAGTTGTTGGAAACCACCAATCGCGGGGGTGTCCGCGCTCACGCCCAAACCTGGACCGACCATTTGCTTTTCAACAGGGGACAGGTTGTTCATGCGACCTTGGTCGTAGAATCGGTCCCGCATGTCGAGTATTTCACCTCCTGAGGTTCTTCGCTGAGGTGCGATTTCACCGAAACTTGGCATCTCAATCTTATTTTTATATTCCACGGAGCTCACGCCGTTGGAGAACTCAAAATCATCTTCCTGTTCATCGACTTGAATGATCGTGTTTGGGTCGATGACAGGTTTCTCGGGAACATAGGTCGGTGCTTCCGAACCTTTGCTCAACATCTTGCCTACGTACACCAACCCAGCCACGGCTGCGATTGAAATGGGGTCTGCCATTCTTATTATGCACTAATATTTTTTATTTGCTATACCTTTGTTGGAACAATTCGTTCTGCACGTCCGCGCGAGTGCTGGTCGGTTCGAAAGCCATGGTGCGCACAGGGAGCTTACACGCCATGTCGTTGAGTGGGTACAAGTTCTTCTCGTACGTGAGCACGAGAGGTTTATTGAATCGAGACGTACTCTGGGGTCGCAACTGGTCAGACGTGTCGATGTACTGGGCCGGCGACCCCTTGCCAGCCATGAGAGGTGCGGTGCCGTACAGCATCGTGTTCGGGCGTCCACCATCGGCGTGGTTCAGCGTACTCGGCTGGGGGTACACGAACACGTCGTCAGTGGCACGACTCACCGGGAGGGCACCAGTGTTTTCCACAATTTGAAGACCAGGCTGGAGTTGATACGCCATGCTTTTTTATTACTAGTAGTGGAGAAAATCATCTTCGGTCCCCGTTCGGTTGCAATCCTCTGAAAGCGCTGAGTTGGGCACCGCGTGCGTTCGGGTCACACACGGACATGTCCCCCGATTTGCACATCGGACCCATCTTAGGTCCGTAGAGCCACTCGGCGTACGCCGTCTGGTCTCCTGGGATGGTGGTCACGGGCATGCTCACGAACTGGCGCGCCGATGCGTTGCGCTGGTATTCCGGGAGAGCGCTGCGAGAACGCCCGCCATCGTAGATGACTCTGTCGTCGCCGAAATACTTCACGTGGCCCTTCACCGAAGGGTAATAGCAGGCGCCCTCGCGTTCGGGGTCATCCGTGATGTCCGTCAGAAGCACGTTTGCGTAGGGGTTGTCACTCGTGGGCATTCGGCACACGTCGCCACCAATGATGGATTCGCTGTTCGCCAGTCTTCCCTGTGTGCCCTTAATCATGTTCGAACGGTACATCGCGTACAACACACCGAGCACGGTGCCCCCGAGCACGAAAATCCGTGGGTCGCGACGAATGACATAGATGATGCACGTGGCGTAGATGACGAATCGAGACGCGGCGTTGATGCGGTCAGCTGGGGTCTGGTCGTTGGTTGGCCAGAATTGTAAAACCTTATCCGAGTGGATGAGTTCTTTGAAATCTTCAAACCAGGGTTTCATTTAATATAACAAAAGGTTTATTTTTTGAGCATACCGCCTAACATTTTCATGAGAGCCTCCTGATTAAGAGCACCACCCTCAGCTTGCATCTTTTCCGCGCAATCCTTCGCTAAACTTTCGATGGCGACGAGTGTATCTTGGGGAATGCTGGTGATCGTCACACCAATCATGTAGAGCGTCTGGAGATACTGAAAGATGGCCCCGCGAGTCGCCGCGCTCGCGTTGCTCCAGTTTGCCTTCATGTTCAAGTCCTTGAGGAAACCAATGTCCTCGTCGAGAAGGGTCTCGTCGTGCTGAGAGATGCGGTCGGCGTATGGACCGACACCAGTCATGTACGCCTCGACGACTTTTCGCGGGTTACTCTTTCGGAGCAGGTCGAATGATGTCTCGAACTTTCTGATTCCCTTTTCGTCTGGGAACGCCTTTTCCATCTCACCGAGGAAGTTTGCCATCATTTCATTGAACGCCGAAACAGAAGCCATCGTGTATTTCTGTCTAATTATATGATAAATTCTTTAAGCGAATTAGAAGGGGTCCGTGGAAATGGTTTCACGCTGACCAACACCATTCGACACGATGAAATAAATCAAAATCGCGTTGAGCGCCGCGGGCTTCGTGTACTGCGCGAGCTGTAATTTCCCTTCATTGTTCATTTGCGCCTTCAGGTGGATGTAGCCCGCCGTGATGGCCGCGCCGATGAGAGCAGCACTGAACGGGTCCCTTAAGTAATCACTGAGCTCCATTGTGTATTACCTTATGCATAGGTTTTCTTTTTAACGTCGTCGCTCTGGGGCATCGCCGAAGAGCACGTCGTCGTCATCCTCATCCCCGGCGTCGGCTGGTGCCGGCACGTCTGGGATGGTTTTGAACTCGTTTTCCAAACCCATCGGAGGCTCGGCCATGGGCTCGGCCACGGGCTCTGCCGCCACGGGTTCGGCCGCCACGGGCTCGGCCGCCACGGGCTCGGCCACGGGCTCGGCCACGGGCTCAGCCATGGGCTCCTCGTCATAGACTTCAGGGTCCTCGGTGTCGAGGTCGTGTTCACCACCCAAGTCGATGTCCTTGCTGTTGTCTTGAGAACTCATGTACGTCTGGAGAATTTGTTGCACGGGAATGAGCTCCTTGACCGTGTTCTCGATGCACGTCGTCATGCGTTGCGTGAGCACGTCATCTCTGGTGTATTCACTCTGTTCATCGTGGTACACGTAAGGGTCCTTGTAGATGTCCTTCGCGACGTTGTTGTAGCACGTCTGAATGAACACCTCGTTGGAGGGGAGCTTGAGACTCATTTTTTGTCCGTTGCTCGTGAGACGCACCGAACTGAGAATTTTCGTGCACGCCACGAAGACGGCGGCGAGGAGGTCGCTGTACCACGCACACCGGTTCGCGATGTTATCCGCGTGTTGCTTGGACATCGCGTTCGACCAGTTCGGCACTTCCTTGAGAAGTTTTTGGTACTGAATGAGCACCTTCTTCCCCTTGCACATCGTCACAGCCTCTTTGTACATGTTTTCAAAAGTTTCAATCATCGCGGGAATCATGATGAGACACAACTGTCCCAAGTATTCCTTCTTCGCTTCGACAAGTACGTTCAAGTTGCTGTCCATACTAACCTATACTGAAATAATTTTAAGCCTTCTTGTACGCACTCGCAGCTTTTTTCAAATTCATGAGCGTTGGGAACTCCACTGGGAGTTCAACCTCCTTGGCTGGTGGTGGCTTCCTGGGTTTATTTTTTGCTTTTGGCACCCACGACACGAAGATGTCAACGTCGCTCACGTGTTGCACGTCGAATCCACCATTCGTGAACTGCCTGGTCAAGTAACGCGCCGCGGCTTCGCGGTCGAATTTAGGGTATCCCACGACATAGGATGGTATGCGAAGAAATAGATACTTGTCTCTTCCCAACTCCACTTGTTGTCTTATTTTACGTTCAAATTGTTGGTATATTCGCATGTATATTTCTTTACGAATCTCTTGACGTTTTACATCAAGTTTTCTAATTTCATTGATGTCGATGGTCATCTAAAGTCTATAGAAGTTTTTCTTTCGCGGCGTCTAACTCAGTCTTCGTGGGCGTGGACTTCGTTTTGACGATGTCGTAGTCCAAGAACTCCTTCGCGACGTCCTGAACGTACGGGTTCACGTCCTCAGGACCCTCCACATCGAGGGGCTGCGTGCGCAGAGACAACACGCGCACGTCGTCACCCTTCACGGACAGCGTCGACACGACGGAGAATCCAAAGGCGAAGCCCTTCGCACGGACGCACATGAACATGCACTTGTACACGTCCGGCTTGCCCTCTTGGACGAACTTCTTCACCGCCGTGGTCTCGATGATGTACGAACAATCATCCGTGCGCTTGGTGATTTCTTTATTCGTCGTGAGCACTAACTTTTCCATCAAGTCGTGATTCACGACGGCTTCGGCTTCGGCGTACGAAGACGTGTCGAACTTCGGGTCCTTGAGGACCACCTGGTTCACGGGCTTGGTGTATCCGTTGAACCCAAAGAGTTCGGTGTACTTTTCAGTCGGCTGCTGGGTGGTCAAGGCGATGACCACGATGACGAGGAGGATGAGATAAAGAACCTTCATGTCGCGTTAATTTTTATGGAGAAAATAATCTCTGTATTATAAAATGTCGTTGTTGATATTTAGCCCAAAGTGCCAGCACAGTCGGGAACTCATCGATTTTATCCAGGCTCGACCCCAGCTGAAACAACTCATACACTATCACAACATCAATCAGCGAGGGATTCCTCCTGAATATAAACATCGAATCAGTCGAGTGCCGACGATGTTGACCAAGAATGGCAAAGTCCTCGTGGGTTCGGAAATCAAGGCGTGGCTCATGTCCCTCCTTCCCAACGAAGAGGTGTTCTTCGACGACATCGGTGGGTTTTCGTGCTCGATGACGTCACTGGAGAACGACGACGAGGTCAGGAACGGTGGGGGCATCTTTGACATGGAGAATTATGGGTCCACACTACAGCCGCCAATGACTCCCGATTTGCAAGCTAAAATTAGTCGCAGTGTTAATGAAGCCTACAATCAAATAAAGAATTAGGACTTTTGTTCATCATGAAGCTGGTGACTATCCAATCCACCGCTGTGAAATCGGTCTTCGAGGTTCTTAAAGAAATCCTCAACGATGTCAACGTCTATTTCACACCACAAGGAGTCTCCATCGTCACCCTCGACACCGCGCGCACGAGCTTGGTCGACCTGAATCTTTCAGCCGACAATTTCGAAGAGTACGAGTGTTCGGAACCAGTCATCGCGGGCATCAACATCGCCAACACGTTTAAACTCCTGAAGAGCATCACGAATAACGATGTCCTGACAATCTCCATCACGTCCAAGGAATTCATGGACATTGAGATTCTCAGTGAAAGCAAGAAACAAAAATCAAACTTTCAACTGAAACTTCTGGACATCGACGAGAGTCAGATTGAAGTTCCCGAACTCGACGCCACGTGCATGACCACCATGCCCAGTGTGGACTTTCAAAGGATATGTCGAGACATGAGTAACATTGGTTCGGAAATCGCCATCGCGCGCCATCGGAACATCATGAAACTCACGTGCGAAGGGGACTTTGCGAATCAGGAGACGACGCTCGAAACCGTGGAACACGTGGATAACTCCGTGTCCGGTGTCTTTTCGCTCAAGTATCTCAACATTTTTACAAAGGCGACGGGGATGTGCGCATCGGTACAAGTCGTGCAAGAACAAGCTTTCTTGATTTTACAATATAACGTCGCTAACTTGGGACATCTTAAATTTTACTTGGCCACTAAGGCGACAGAAGGTCCGTAGTGTATCCTGTTGTAGTTGAAATCACCTTTTTCATACCCAATGCATTGACCACTTGAATCTTAGGAAATTCCGTCGCCAACGTCTCGTCGTCGTAGTACAGTAAGTCTTTCAACAAGACGCGCTCGCCGTGGAAATCACCCAAGGGTCCCGCGTATCGCTTCACCTTTCGAGTCACGTCCCTTTGGGGCTTGTCGTCTTCGTCCACGAGGACTGCGGAGGTGATGGGGAGGATGAATTTCATCTCACCCCTGACCGGGGGCCATGGGAAGTTCATGTCGTACGTGCAGTGTTTGTAACATTCGTTTTTGTACCAGTACAACACGCGACAGACGGTGCGCAACACGTTTTGAGGAACCTCGGTGTTCCGAAAAGGTCGTCGCGTGATGTCGATGTAAAACTCACTCTCCTCGTCCCAGTGACGCTCCTCTTCCGCCCAAAAGCTGTCTTCCAGTTCGTACTTGCGTTCCTGGTCGATGCTGTATTCGAGGAAAATCTTGCTGACGGCGTAATCACGGATGCTGAAGAAATTCTTGTACTTTCCATAAACCCATACGATTATATTAGTTAAAAGATTGGCCATTTACATATTTATGGAGGGCAACTTTTTAAGTCGCTTCAATAATAAAATTCATGAATGGAATTCATTGATACGGAAGCATCCCGACAAAAAAACACACTACGAGGAGGAGATGAGTCACTACATCATCAAGTGCATGCCGTACATGAACGAATACGCCGACGAAGACCGCGAGACCGAGACGTCCACGGACAACGTGTTTAACGTGAAAGAAACCACCGGGTTAGCGCGCGGAAGTTTGTACACGGACTATCTCATTGAAGTCGAGAACCAATCGCTTCCGAGAAAAATGCCAGGACCATGCCTGGACCGATGCCACACGTGCGAAGAGAGTAACATCATTCACTGTCACGAGGCGAGTGACTTGGTGTGCGACAAGTGCGGCGTCGTCATCGCGACGTTGATTTCGGACGAGTTGAGCTACAAGGAGGAACAGGAGACGTCGAAGATTATAAATTATAGTTACAAGAGGGAGAATCATTTCAACGAGTGGCTGTCGCAGTTTCAAGCGCAAGAGAGCACGACCATTCCGGACGAGGTCATCGAACAACTCAAGGTGGAGTTGAAGAAGATGAAAATTAAAAAGGTTTCGGAAATCACACACGCAAAGGTGAGGGGGTTGTTGAAGAAACTCAAGTATAACAAATACTACGAACACACGCCATACATCACGAACATGCTCTATGGCATCAAACCCCCTAAAATGCCACAGAGTCTCGAAGAGCGGTTGCGCATGATGTTCACACAGATTCAAAAACCATTCGACGACAATTGTCCAAAGGATAGAAAAAACTTTTTGTCCTACAGCTATGTATTATATAAATTTGTAGAATTACTTTCCGAAGATGAGTACCTTCAATACTTCCCCCTGCTCAAATCCAAGGAAAAATTGTATCAACAGGATGTCATATGGAAAAAGATATGTCACGACCTTCGATGGCAATTCATACCCACCGTTTAAAGAACTCGCCACCATAATGTAATAATGGACTTTTGCATTAAAGAAGTCATCTTTCACCTCGACCGCGCGAAACACATCCTACAAGAGGGTCTCCGAGACCCCGAGGCCTACGCGCGAGAGGCCAAACGAAGCTACGAAGTCATGGCGAAGGTGTTTCCGATGATGATTCTACTCTCACAAGTTCAAGCTTGTGATGACCAAAATTTATCAGATAGCCAAGACACAGACCAGTCAGACGAAGATAGTTATGCGTCTGAAGCGCCGCAGCGTCCGTCAACGCCCGAACGGACTTGAACTCGAGCACGAATTCGTTGTTGACGATGATGTCGCTGCGCACGTTGCCTATCGTGTGCCCTTCGAACACAATAGGTACAATACGTTCACTTTCGTATTGTACCCCTTGTTTCCTCAACAAGACTTCCATCGCCTTGTGGTACACGCATTCGTTATACCCCGGACCGAGTGCGTCGTACACCGTTTGAGCCCACTGACGAACATCGCCTTCGAGCATTATATTATGTTTCAAACGCATCTTATTTTTATTTGTCAGTTGATGATATATGCGTTTCGACCCCCGACCGTTGAACATTAATGGGAGG